TCCTGGACATTGTTCTCAACAGTCTTTTCCTGTAACCGAGGATCTTGAAAGACTGCGTTCAATAGTTGTTCTTGTTCCAGCGGCTGACCGAGAGCTGTAGCTTTCTCCTGTAGATCACGGGCCATCTGTTGAATAACCTGTTTGGCTCTTTCATCACCTTCCCGGATCTTCTCAAGCAAGACTTCGCCCTTTGTCCTTTCCTGATTCAGCCCAACAAAGCGTAGATTCTCTTCGTCATCCGTAACACGAATCCACTTCTGTGAAGTCCAATGCTGTTTAATCCTATTGTGGATCTGTCTGTAGATCCTACGTCTCCAGCGAGTCTGATCTTTGAATATCCTACCCTTGGCTGTCAGTGAGGTCTGCTGTCTGATCTGTCTGGATCTACCTGATTCGTTACTACCAGTCTCTTCTGCAACTGAATTGATCTCACCTGTGTCTATTTCAGACTTTGCCTCTTGCAATAAGCTGAACTGGCCGGCCGCCATGTCGTTTGTATCCATCAACTCGAAATCTTCTATTTTCGTCGCTATCTCAACATGACCATCAGGCTTGGATAATTCACGTTTCAGCCCAGGAACGTCATCGATCGCACCCACCGTGGCTTTGGTCTGTCTTGTACTGAGTAAATGAAGAGCCTTAGACCTACGGTGATTGATTTCATCCTGTATCCAGACATCACCTCGAACCTCACCATATCGATTGCCTTCACGATCTACATAAGCTGACTGCAGTTCGATAGGATTGCCCGGCTTGCTGAATTCATCCAGTTCAGGACTGTCCATCGGACCGACAAGGAAAATCCCGGACGTAAAGTGAGCAACAGTCCAAACACCGTCTTTCTTGAAATATACCTGGTTGATACGAATTCGATCTGCACTCTTCTCGATCCAATCTACAGGCTTGTCTTCAAAAGACGTGCCCAAAACTGAATCACTTTCATCAGCAAAGATCAGATCGATCTCTTCAGTCTTGTCTGGATATGTGCTCTTGGCATCGCCCTTCCACATCCAAATAGAAATCCCTTTGAACGAAGCATCAGAGAAATCACGCTTGCGGGAGTGCCAATCGTAATATGTCCTGTCCCATCTGAGATGTTCAACTACAACCTCTTGCTCGCCAGCTCCGTTCTTTTCAACACGGATAATCGCACCGCTGTATCCTTCTATTATCCGTTCCTCGAATACGTCTGAATCAATATCATCAAAGTCCATGTTGTCAGCTACAAACCGGAGTGCATCTGTAATGGCTTCAGAGCCTTTTTCATGGTTTGGTGTACGAGGAAAGGCTTTGGGATCGGTCTGTGTTGATTCGTTCAGACCTATGAGAAAGTTGATCTTCTTCTTGATTCTGTTGATGACTACAGGTGCCTGACCACGATCTACAAGGACTTGACGTTCTTCTGCTTCCCATTGAAGATGATCGACATAATCACGATCACGTACAGCTAAAAGCCTGTTCGCATCTGTGTTTGTGATGAAGTCTTCGAAATCGGTCTGCAGCTTGTTCAGAAGCTCATCATCTTCGATCTTTTGTAGGTCGTTCTTTTTAGCCATGGTATTTGGACGAATTGCTATATAAACCCCGATCAGTTATGTCAATTCCTCTGATCATGCCACCTTCCAATTGCTGGGAGTCGTCTTGTATCCCCAAGCATTACGTTCTGGTTCGGTCTTTACCTTACTAGGCTTGCCAGCCTTCCACATCTGATTGATCATTCTAGCAAATATACTACAGACATCTACTTTGTCATCGTACTTGCCAAGAGGAAAGCGCAGAAGCTGATTGAGAAGGTCTGTAGCCCATGATGTATTAACAGGTAGATAGACCTTCCCTGCCTCTACAAGAGCCTGGAACGTCCTGGCATTGGCTTCCTTACTGTTCTTGGCGTGGCTCATCCATTCCAAAGTACAATAAGCCTTGCGTTGTCTCATTCGCTTGAGCAAGAACGGCTCGACTGCATTCTTTATCGGTCCTGTCTCTCCACCCCAGAGCCTGACATCATATTCTTCAACCATGTCAAGCTGCGTTTCAATCCAGACATCCGACTTTGTTTGACCCGACCACCAATCCACCAGGTAGATGTTGTCTTCTGGATCGATCCCAAAGATGCCATGTTCCGTGAAGTCGCCGCCTCCCTCCGTAACAGCGTAATCAGAGCTGCCGTAGTAATTAAGGTGTTCTGGTTTCTTTTCATACCAGTGAAATTTCTCCCTGCTGAAAAAGATGCCTTCATCTGGAATAGGCTGTTGCATGTACTGACCAGAGAAGGTAAATCGATCAGCTTTCTCCATGGTCCTGAGTTCTTCCAGAGTGTGTTTTGCTGGCCACAAAGCCTTGCCATCGATTATTGCTGGAATGTTCAGATGTGTCCATGTCTCACCGGTTCCGCCATTCAGACAGAAACCGCTTGGATCGTCGTCATGTAATCTCTGCATGATGATTACGATTGGCGTTGATCTGGAATTGGTACGAGTCTTGATTGTTGTGTTGATTCTTTTATTGACCTTGTTACGTTCAACGTCTGAATCTGCATCATCTGGCTTGAGCGGATCGTCTGATACTATCGCACCACCAAACTCACCTTCTTCTGTTGAGCCAGCACCGAATCCAACCACAGCACCTGCTGTCGGCACTGCATACAAAGCACCTTTGTCTGATGTTCGCCACAGTCGTTTTGACTTAGTATCTTGTTTTATCTTGACGGGCCACAGTTCTTGAAATTCAGGCATCTCGATCAAGTCTTTGATCTGTGCACTGTTATCTAATACCAGAGTGTCTGAATATGAATTGTGAATGAACTGACAGGCTGGATTCTTAGCTATACCCCATGCAATCCAGTTGATGACGACCATTTCAGTCTTGCTGTATCGAGGTGAGATATTGATAATCAGTCTGAGTATTTCTCCCAGATAGACCAACTGTAAGACTTGTGCGATCTTTCTGTGATGTGTGTTGACTTGAAATCGTTTGCCATATCGAGCTTGGAAAAAGTAACGGACAAATGCTAGAAAGTCTGTCTCCAACTTCATTTTGAGATAGGCGACCAATTCATCTGACTTGTCTTTGTTTGCCAGGATGGAATCAATGGCTAATTCGTTCATCCGGGAAATCTCGATTGAATTGCTCATCAAATGCTTTTAGCTGTTCTTCGCTAACTACTACATGCCTGACTGTTATTTCATCTTCGTTCTTGTTGTGCTGGATTGGCTTTCCATCAATACGATCAAAAATCATATTCATCGCTGTTAAATCACCGCCTTCAGCCGCGTCAATCAGTTTTTTTACCAAGCCATCAATTCGTTTTCCAATAAAAACTGCCTTACGAATAGCATCAGCAATCTGTTTGCCATTGGCTCTGTTGTGACTTCCTTTTGCTGCAGCCATTACTTCACCTGTAACTCATTGATTTCATTGACCTATTGACAGCCAGAGAAGCATCATGATTGCACCGCCGGCAACTGCAGCTATAGCAGCACCAGATGCATATCCTCTCGTAATTACCAGAGCTATCGTTCCGTTGAATGTACCGTTACCAAATCCGGCTGTTACTACAGTACGAATTGCCATAAATACATCCAAACATCTTGTTCGTAAGAATAAACAAGCCCAATTATCACGACCAAACATAAAGTCAAATTAGCTTTCATATCTCTTCTTTTCGTTACTGTTTTGCCAACCACAGCTGAATCACCAGGACCTGTTTCGCTAAGTAGTTTTTCAACAAGGTCTACCTGTCTCGCTGCCAAGCGATTGCTTGTATCGACAACTTTTCTCCGAAGTTCTTTGACTAACTTTGTATTATCCATTAGGCGCTCCTTATCCGCTCTGTTGGATTCGTACCATCGTCCATCGTATATGCGGCGGCTTGTGTAGTGCCATCGATCTTCTTGGCACTAATGGTTGTTCCTGAAATAGTAAATTCGCCAATAGTCTGCTGGATTATGAATATTGCCTGGGCAAGCGTTGGTGCCACACCGTCTGCCGCATAAGATTCTGTCATTTGTGTAGTGAGCATTTCTGAGAGAGTTGGCAGTGCATTTACCAGAGTCTCTATATCATCTACATTTCCATCAACCACTATGAGATCAGCAGCTATGTTGGTTCCGGCAGCGTCAGTCACCACGGCTTCGTACATAGTCTCTGCATTCGCTCCTGGATCTCCGATAGCTTGTCCGAACGATCCTGCAGTCTGACGACCAGTTGCATCTGTATCCCATACTCCATTGCCTATTTCTGTTACAGCGTCGGCTTTCAAAGCATCGGCATCTATCGCATCTGTAGCTATCGCAGTAGCGTCTACAACTCCCGCCGTCATTGTCTTGGTATTTACATCTAGAGTGCCCGACAAATCCTGCGCGTCTGTTGATATCAGCACGCTTCTATCTGCACCTACAGAATGATCAGCTGAGAATACTTTGTATACAATCGTTCCTGTCGGTGTGGTTGTCCAAGTGCCTACAGTTGCTTCATCTGTTGCGGCTGAATAGGCAGTAATTACTCTGGTTTGTCCTGCTCCCGCCGTTGCTGAGACAATATAAACCCTCGCACCTACAATCTCAGTATTAGCGAATCCTGCAGCAGCTCTGAGTCTTATAGTGGTTCCAGTGACTGCTTGAGCTTGGCCTTGGTCTAATATGCCGAAATGATGAAAGACTCCTGCTGTGGCATCAAAGTGTTCATTAGCAAAAGCATCATCAGCGATCTTGGCTTCTGTAAGAAAGTCTGCTGCGAACTGTTCGGCTGCAAAAGCAGCGTCGGCAATCTTAGCATTGGTTAGGAAATCCGCTGCGAATTGCTCTGAATCGAAAGCATTGTCAGCGATCTTTGCATTTGTCAGGAAGTTTGCACCAAAGGCAGCAGCATCCATCGTGCCTATTATATCGGTGTAGTTATTCACCCATGCGTCACGTGTTGTATTGTAGTTAGTGCTAAAATCAGTCTCGAATACGATTTCCATATTTCCAGCAAGGCTGGCATTTGTTATTGCTCCAGCGGCTAGTGTTACTCCAGCAGTCACAGAAGCAGCCACTTGATCGGCTGTATCTAAATCAAAAGCATGTTGACCAGAGGCATTACCATAAGTCTCGATAATAATGACTTTGTCCAATAAGACTTTGGCTGCGGCATCCACAATCTTGAGGACAAGTCGAGCCGCCGACATCTCTGTCGCAGTCAAAACGATTGAATAGGTTGAACCTTCGTCTGTTGCGGTATTATCACACAGAGTACTTGCCCCGCCATCCTTCATAATCTCACAATCAGCTTGGG